TTGACCTAGTTCAGCCATTTGAGCTGACTGACCTGTTAAGGCGCCTGCTCCAGCCATGCCCATCTTCTCTGCTTCCATTTGAGAAGCTCTATCTGCACCAAACTGTGACTGAGCATTTTCAAATGCCTTTTGTTGTCCTTCGGCTTGTATTCTTTGCATGTCTCTTTGGAGGCCTTCGTTAGCAATTCCTTGTTGAACTGCGCCTCTGCTTCCACCAAAAGCTCCAGCATTGACAGCCGTAGCATCTCTTCCAGCCTGACCTCTTTGAAAGTCCATCATTGCTTGATCTTTTTGTACATTTAATACATTTTGCAAATAAGGAGACATGTATTTTTGAGCTTGGCCTGAATCAAAATCTTGGGATTTATATCCCATTCCTTGCAATGTCCTATTCATTGCAGCAGCAGTGCCCCCTTGAGCAGTGTCCATTCCAGCTATACCAGAACCAGCTACATTCCTAGCCATTTCCCTAGATGCTAATGTATCTGAATTCTCATCAGCTAATCTTTGACCTTCAAAAGGAGTGTATTCACGTTTAGATTCAGACTCAGCCCTCTTCATCATATCAATAGCATATGGTTCAAAATATTTAGGTAAATTACTTTGAACTATATTTTGCTCTGTTTGTTGAGGTGGTCCTTTTGCTCCCTTACCCATTATTTATCTCCATTTTGTAAGCAATATAATCAGGTTTCCAGTTATATTTTTTAAGCACTCTCATCCAAGCTTTTCTTCCATAGCCTTCTAAGTAAGTGCAATCACATTCTTTAGCAAATTCAGTTAATTTATCCATAGCCATAGGCATCCATTCTGACATTCTGTTACCACCTATCCAATCCATAGATAGTGATCTCTTGTTTGGGTATTGTATTATTCTAGTTGTAATTCCTGCCACTACTTTATTACCTTCTAATGTATCGTCTATTATTAACCACAAACTATAAACACCTCTATTTATATCATAATAAATATCATCAATATGATATTTACCATCACTCGTCTCTACTGCTTTTGCAAGCATTGTTGAGACATCCTGCCAAACAATATCTAATGCATCTTTAGGTATTGCTGTAAAGATCATACAGGAAGCATCATCTCGTCAGGTATTGCAGGTGGTTGCATCATTCCACCAGTTCTCATTTGTCTAACTCTATCCATCATTTCTTCTAACTTGTTTGAGCCTGCATCACTGGACCCATTACCAATACCACTAACAACATCAGCAGGAACAACGAATTCTCCATCACTTAACAAAACATCTTGCTCTTGTCCTAAAGAAGCTGGCACCATATCTGACATACCATCTCCAGCGCCTTCTATCTTTCCTTCTGCTGGACTTGGTTCATTAGGTATATCTCCACTTTGAACTTTTTGAACTAAGTCTTGTAAAGCTTCTTGACCAAATTGAGCTACAAACTTTCCAAGAATTAACTGTTGTTGTTCTGGGTTTTGTACTTCACCTTGTATAACATCTATAGCACTACTAATAAGTTCTTTATCATTCATGCCACCTTCTTGAGCACCTCCATCCATAGCTCCAAGACCCATTTCCATTGCCATTGGATCTTCTAGCTCTCCACCTTCAGCATAGTTTTTAGCTATATTGTAATTAAACTCACCTTCTTTGCCCCCATCATAACCATATTCAGGAAAAATAGATGTGTTTTTAATTGGCATTCCTCTTGGATATACTTTTTCTTCTTCTTCTTTTGCTTTTTGTTCTGGAGTATACATAGAAGCACCTAATCCAGCTCCCATTCCTACAGGACTTTTTAATGCACTCATAACGTTAAAGTCAGGGTTTATATCAAACATTCCTCCTGCTTGTGGAGGGGCTATAGGCATTGGCGATTGACCCATTGCTCCAGATCCAAACTTTGTTGCATTAATTCCACCAAAATCCATTCCAGCATTTGCTGTGGTTGCTACTCCGTCTATACCAGAAAGTGAATTTGGATTTGCTGGATTTACACCTCCTGCAGCAGTTCCTGCCCCAGCTGCGTCTCCAAAACCGCTACCTATACCAGCTCCTATGCCACCCATAGCTGCTGACTTCAAAGCATCTTCTGCAGAACCTCCTTGCATAAGAGACCCTACTCCAGATCCTATAGCAGCTGCCATCCAAGGGGCCATTCCTGTAAGTAGTGAAGGAGCTAATGCTCCGAAGATCATTGGTAACATTTTATTCTCCTACTGCTTTCATTCTTTGGACTAATCTTTCAGCCCTATTAGGCACTTGTTTGTACCATTTTGAATCGGTCATCTCTAATGATGCTTTTTCCCACATACCTTTATTTACAGCTAATTTTAGTTTACTAAACTTTGACAGTCTTGTGTACCCTAAATTATACATCATATTACATAATATTAATTTTACCTCTTCTGGTAAACTAAAAAAATCTTTATATAACCTTTCGCAATCTTCTATTGTTCCGATTATATCCTCATTAAAACAAGTGTTAATACGCTTTCTAGTTACTGGTGTTCCAACTGCCATACCGTATTCTGGGTCAGCCTTTTTTACTAAGTGCCCAATTCCAAAAGTTGGTAAAGAAAGATGATCAAGGTATATTTCTTCAATGTTACCTTCATCTATTTCTATTTCTTCTCTAAGTTTATTAATATCCATCTTTACCTCTATTTTTTCTTACTGATTTAACATGTTTAGTGTAAAAGTATCTTTCTATTATGCCAAAATAAATAGAAAGCTTTAAGTATATCCACATCATTTTTTAATCCTTTTTGTTTTTATGACAATCACAATTGCATTCTTTTTTTTCACACTCATAAGCTTTGCAAGTTTCACACATTATTTAGTTAATCCTTTGTACTTTTCAAAACTTCTAAGTCCACCCAATCCGAGCATTCCCATCAAAACCGTCATAAGGCTACCCATGTCAAATGTTGGCAGTTCTGGTATAACAACATTTAAATAAGCACATATAAATATAGTAACAGGAGCTAAAACAAAATGCCAGCAGAGAGCAATTCCGCATGTCCAACCGATAAAGGGGCGCCACCCGCTTACAAAGATGGATCTGTGCTGTGCTTCTGCTTTGTTTATTTCTATTTGACCTTTTGCAAGCTCTGCGGCATGATTTTCTGCCATTGTTGCCACCTCATGTGCCAACTTGTTCTTCATGTCCTTATCTTCTATGAACTTTCCAAGAAGATTAGAAACTGGCCCTATTAAAGCTGTAAGCATTTAAGTTCCTTTTTTCTTTGTTTTCTTTATATCTTTAAAATGAAAAAGCTTTTTACTACTAGCTGTATGAGTTGCGCCAGTATGCAAAGCTCCATCTTTCATCTTGTGAGTCTTGCCTTTAAACTCAGTTCCATTTTTTAAATAATGTTTTACACCCTTCATTAGTACACCTTCACTTTCTTTGGATCTACTGTTGGTACTAGTTTACACATACACTGATAAAGCTCTTCTTTTTCATCTTTTTTAATAACCTGATTGTGTAATCTTTTTTTATAAGACATACAATCATTTACATCTTTAAAATATATACTTCCTTCTACTTGCAATCCCAAGTAACATATCAACATAAATGCTGTCATTTACAAAGAACTTTGTGGTGTTCTATGTATTGCAAGCTCTTGTATGCTGGCTACAACATGCAATCTATTTGCAGTTGCTGCTGTTACCTTTATAATCTCTCCACTTTGTAAAACCAAATTATTAGTTAATAACTCAACAGTAGTATTTGCAGCTACGGCTTTAACTTTAAATAAACTAAATACTGCATTAGCCGTATCCGTAATCGTTACTGTTATTGTATCAGCATTTCCAGAATCTTCCGATACTAATATAGAACTTACAACAGATGTATTAAAGTCAGCTGCGCTAGGCGCTGTATAAAGAACAGTTGCACTTGTTGCAGTTAGGTCTAACTTAGCATTTGTTATACCTACAACATATTGTGGGATTGTTGTTATAAACATTATCGTTGTCCGTCTTCAATAACATTAGCTTGAGGAGTTCCTAATTTAAATTTAGTTCCTAAAGCACTAGACTCTACACGCAATGCAAAGGTTCTGCCTCTAATTCTAAAATCTAATTTTTCTGTATAAACTTCTACTGGGCTTGTTGCTGACCTTGTGGCTGTACCTACTGATGTTTGTGTAATACCAGAACCAGAAAACGTTTTAGCTTTTAAAGTAAAATCTACAGTTGGGTTTATAGATGTCGATCCATTAAAATTTATATCTGGAACTATTCTACTAACAAATGAAAACTTATCTTCTTTACTAAACCCCATTGGTGCTGATTCAACATATGCTGTCATAGCTAAACCATCATCATCATAACCAACTTCGTGGTTATATAAATAATTGCCTCCTGCTGCTATAGGTAAATTCCTAATCCCTCTATCTAACCATGCCTGTCTAGCCATAGTGCCAAAATACCAAACACTCTCTAAGTAATTATAAACTACATAAGAGTCTACTTCTGTGCTGTTTAAAGTAGGGTAAAACCATATAATCTCGCTAAACTCTGAATTTATACCTACATGAACTTTATCTTTTTCTTCAAAATTAAAATTTAAAAAAACTTTATCTTTTACGGGACAAGATAATTGTTGAGTTTGTCCTCCAGCATATACATAAAATGTATCAGCTCCCATCCAATAAACAGAATCATCAACAGCTATTGCAGCAGAAGGGCACATAATAGTTATATTTTTAGACAACTCTCTTATTCCAAATGTAAATGGAGGCCCAATAAATTTCATTGAGTGCAAACTTTTATTGGTAAAAACAAGCACTTGTTCTTTTGTTTCTACTGCTTGCACAAAAGTAGATCCACCACCTAATCTAATGTCTCCGGCTGTATTTGTAGTAGTTGGGAACCAATCTATAGGATTTTCTTGTGATGAAAATCTAATTAACAAAGGATCTTGAACACCGTTACCATCTGCAGCTCCTACAGTTGCACCTAATCCATCACACCCAAATGCAATAACGTGACGATCTGAGTCTGATACAATTATTTGCTTTGCAACTTGAGGCACACTTGTTTTAGTACCTGTTAATGTGTTTAACTTTACACAACGAGCGCCCAAACCATTTGTTCTGTCCCAGTAAAATATGCCATTATCTCTTGGATTTAACATTAAATCTTCACCAAAATTATCATGTGACCATAGTCTTATCTGAGCACCCGGAACAGTAATAGAAGATGCGCTACCCCAAGGCACAAAATCATCTGTTCCCAAAGTGTTACCTGTAGCTAATCTAACTAACGTTCCGTTATCATGTGCTACAGCTGTAGTTCCTGAATGCCCTCTTGTTACGGTCATAGTATTGTCATCTGTCGTAGCTGTAATAAGCATTAATTCTTCGTCAACTAATATAACATCTCCAGCAGTATTCATCCCAGTTTCATCAATAACATCAATAGCAGTTTCGCTATTATCTAAAGCTTCATTTAATGTCGTTGACAAAGCGCTACTTGTTGTTCCACTAAATTGTCCAGCACCCCAACCAGTTCCACCAACTGTTGTATTTAATCCTGTATTAAGTTGATAGGTTCCTACTACACTGCTTCCACCATTTGCTGTATCAGATCCGTTAGCCGCAAGACTTGCTGTAACTGTATAAGTATTAGAACTTACAAGTTCTGTTATTTTGTATTCTTTATTAATAACTGCTGCTGTAAAATTACCACCTAAACTAGCAGAGCCTGAAAATGTTACAAAATCATTTACATTAGCGCCATGAGCAGGGTCTGTTACTGTAATTATTGCTGATCCATTAGCCGCTGCAAAGGTTATATCTCCAGCAGAAGTTGTGCTTCTAATAGGGGTTATATCACTAAGAGTTTGACCTTCTTCAATATAATACTTTAACTCTGTTCCAATACCCATAAAATCAGATCCATCTAAAGCAATCCAGTTATGCAGTCTTCTTGCATTTCCTTCTATTGTACTTTCTGTATATTTAGACCAGCCTCCTATTTTTTCAGGAGTGCCTAATCTAAATCTTACTTTATCTGAATCGACAAATCCCCCTTCGTTACTGTATGGAGTAACATCAGAAATAATACCGGGTTTAAATTTTAAAGGTACAAATGCCATTATGCTAAATTCCCTGCTACCGTTCCATTTTGTGTCAATGACACATTGCTATTGCCTAATATATAATAACCTGAAGAGCCAGCGCTTGACCCTGCTGCTCCATTTGTTGGGGCTGTTGATGGGTAAGATATAGTTGTCCCTGAACCGTTGCCTCCAGCAGATCCTGCAGTGCCATTAGCACCTAATGCTCCACCTGCCCCGCCTGCGCCACCGCTACCTGCACTTGATCCTCCACTACCACCACTACTACCACTTGCAGCTGACTGAGCAAATCCTTGACCAACACCGCCTGCACCAGCTGCCCCGCCTGAAGTTGGCGATCTAACAGCAAGAGATAAAGTTGCAGTCATATTGTTATAGAAAAAATTCCCACTAGGTGATGAGCTTCCATAAGGAGGTTCAGTATAATTACAAAAATAATACGTTGTATTTGCTGCTAAATTTGCCTTTACACCACTCCATCCAGCTGCTGTCCAAGATGTACCTGCTCCATAATCATCCCCACCTTGACCTTGGCTTTTTGTGTCTTCTGCAGTGCTTATATTAATAACAGGATTACCATAATGTCCTCCATAGTTATTTTCTGGAAAAACATTATTTATGTTTGCAGATAAAGAATATTCTGCTGATGTATTGACTTGAAATGTATACCAAACAGGACCCTTTTGAGAAATAGTAGATCTAAGTGAAGTTCCTTGTTGAACATTAAGCCCCCATTCACCACTACCTATGCCTGACCAAGCCCTTGGTCCAAATTGAGTATTAGGACTATAACTAACAAAATCAGGCTTATCTCCTGTTTTATCTGTAACACTAGATGCTTGAGAAGATATAGCAGCACTTCCTATTCCACCTATACCACCATTACC